TGTTCAGTTTGCTGACATTGTTCATGGTACATATCCTACGGTAAGCTTCGGCCTCGAACGTAAGGAAGTTGTTGCTAAGACACGTAAACTTGGCGCCCACTGGTCACCAGAGCTTGCCGAAGATATGGAAGTCATGCATAACATCGACGTTGAGACAGAGCTTGTCAACATCCTCTCTTACGAGATCGGCGCGGAAATTGACCGTCAAATTCTCACAGAGATGATCAAACTTGCTACACTCAACTCAATCGAATCAATTGATGCAGAATCCATCTACGGTTGGGATCAGGCTTCACGTATTATCGCTCTTCTGTCAAAGGTCAATCAGATTGCTAACCAGATCGCAATTGACACAAGACGTGGCGCTGGTAACTTCGTTATTGCTTCACCTAAGGTTTGCTCACTTCTCACAATGCTTGGTGTTTCTAAGTTCACATCGAACGGTGAGACAATGCCTTCAGTTCCTGCTTCAGCGGTTGGCGCCCTTCAGAAGGTCGGCCTGATCAATGACGGTCAGCAACTCTTGATCCGCGACACCTTCGCACGAGTCGACTACTTCATGGTTGGTTACAAGGGTACACATCCGGGGGACGCGGGAATAATTTATGCTCCTTACATTCCTGTACAGCTCTCTAAGGTCATGCGGCCTGACACGTTTACGCCGCAGCTCGCAGCACGTACGCGCTATGGGATAGTAGCGAATCCGATGGATGCACGATTCTACTACAAGCTAGTAATAATCAACAACGTCGATTCAATGTTCATGGGTGCTAACACTCAGGTCTAATCAACACTGAATCCTCACCTAGAAACTAGGTGAATTTATCGAAATAAGCATGCAGCAATGCATGCTTATTTTTTGCTTTGAAACCGCCCGCTTGTTATTTGAAAAAGGTCTTACATTAATGAAACATATGGCAAAACTTACTTGCGTCAATTTAAAAATATCTGACAGATTTGAAGATATTAAGCCGTAAACGAAGTAAATATGATTGTTTGATTACATTAACAACTTAAAAGAAAACAAAACTATGGGCACACTCAACAATTTTATCTCTACAATTAACAAATACGGTGTAAGAACCAGCAATTTGTTTGCTCTCAAAGTGTCATTTCCTAACACCACGATGCAGGCAATGAGCAACTACAGTGCAAGTACGAAGGTACCTTGGAACAAACTGGCTAATGAACTGAACAACAACCTGTTCTGCTTCGGTCAAGGTTTTACTGTTCCATCTCGCAATATTTCTTATGCAGACGTGTCATTTCAGGGTTATCAGGTGCCAATTCCGACCGTTTTAAAATTCGGAAATGAGCACGACATGACGTTCAATGATGATTTGTCTGGCTCTTTGCGGGCTATTTTCACACTATGGCAAAACGCTACGATCAACGGCAACGTTGAAGATGGCAATTTTGAAGGCAATCGCTTCACTGGCAATCCATTGACGACTTACACAGCAGATCTCAAAGTTTACCTGTTGACTAATGAGTATGATCCGTCAGCGGTTAATCGCACGGCATTTGGTGAAAAGAATGTTGGTTATGAACTTAAAGGCGTAACTGTAGCAAATATCGGCGAAACTACACTTAGCAACACCGAGGCGGGGATCGCAACGCTGCCTATCAAATTTAGATCACAATATTGGCAGATGTTCACATTTGATCCAAGTGAAATTGATGGCTTAGCCGGTCGGCGCAACTCAGGTATTATCAATCAACTAATTTAAACAATAATATTAAATATGATTGCTAACACAAACCAAAAGGTGTTCAACTTAATTGTTGAAACTAATCCAGCTAAAGTCATAACTAAGACTAAGTCTTCTAACTTGTCAGACGCTATTATCTTAGGCGGCATTTTCATGGAAGCCAACAAGAAAAATAGTAATGGTCGAATGTATGACTTAGACAATTTAGTTGAAGCTGTAAAAGAGTTTACACCTATTATTGAAGCCGGTAGAGCTTTAGCAGAATTAGAACATCCTGATTCTACGGTGATTAACCCTGATCGTGCATGTGCTCGCATTACATCAATCAAACAAAAGGGTAATCAATTCTTAGGTGAAGCGGTTGTTTTAGCGGCAAATCCAGAAAAAGGCATACTCGGCACACCCTGTGGAAGTTTATTGGCATCGTTGTTGCAATATGGAACACAAGTTGGTTGGTCTAGTCGTGGTTTAGGTGAACTTGACAATGATGGTGTTGTTAAAGACTTCCACTTAGTGACTGTTGATTGCGTCTTAGATCCATCAATCGGTTACATGGCTAATAGCAACGCAACACGATTTGTTGATGGCGTTTTGGAATCAGCTGAATTTGTTGTTAGCAACCATAAGTCAACCGAGGTAATTTTTGAAAAATTCCAGAAAAACATAGCTAAGCTACCAAAAAACACTACAGCTAAACAGGATAAAATTACTAAGGCTTTGCAATTATTTTTAACAACTATATCTAACTAATAAATGGAACCTTCAAGTGATACTATAGTGGACGTCGTGAAACATCTGCCGCCCGTTACTCTGACTGACCAGGATTCATCACAGATGAACCCTAACCAATCTGATGTGTCATTGAAAGGCGATCACAACACGGTTACCTTGCAATCTTCAGCAAATGACATGCAGAAAAAAACATCTTCTACATTGACAATAATATTGTTTGTAATAATTATAGGTATGAATGTGTACAATATTATACAAGATAATTCAAACAAGTCTTTAGCGGATGTACAACAACAACATAATAGATTGTTATTAGAAGCAAAATCATATACTGATATAGCTATTGCGCAGTCACTTAGTGAAGTCAAACATGAAATGATAAAGAGTGTAGTTCAATCACAAGATGGAAATAGATATATTATTCGTATTCAATTAATAAAAGATTTTGATCGGTATTTAATCGATGGTGTTAATACAATAAATCACCGAGACTTAGAAGCTCTACGTGAAGTTTACAAATACTATTTGTCAATAGGTGGCAATCATGATGTTCCACCTAGAGCATTTCAATTTGAACAAATGATTGCCAAAAAGCAAATAACTGTGGTTGACTAGCAGCGGTTTCATATAATATTTTAATGGCTAATCACGATGACAGTCTAGCAACAGTTAAAAAACTTAGGGATTTAAATGAAGTAATCTCTAAGGAAGAGTTCATTCATCGTGTAAAAGAAATAAAGCATTGCAAAGAAGACATCATCTACTTTGCAGAAAAGTACTTTAGAATTGTTTCGCTCAAAGACGGTCTGACCATCATCAAAACATTTCCTAAACAGCGGGAAATGATCAACTTCATGAAAGACAACAAGCGCGTTGTCTGTCTTAGTAGTCGTCAAAGTGGCAAGACTACATCTTACACTGTGTATTGTCTGTGGACACTGTGCTTTTTTCCTGACAAAGCTATCATGATCGCGGCTAACAAAGCTGCTACAGCTATTGAAATTATGGGTCGAATTCGGCGTGCTTATGAGTACTTACCTGAGTGGTTGAAGCCGGCTGTTATGACATACAACAAGTCTGAAGTTGTGTACAGCAACAACTCTAAGATGCATGCATTTGCTACAGCATCTGATGCTTGTCGTGGTTTCTCTGCTAACATTGTTATACTCGACGAATTTTCTTGGGTTCCACAAAATGTAGCAAACTCATTCTTTGCTTCAGTGTATCCTGTAGTTTCTACTGATCCTAATTCGCACGTCATTGTCGTGTCTACTCCACATGGTACCGTCAACAATTTGTACTATGACCTTTGGCAGCAAGCAAACCAAGACAATGATCTAGATGATGAACATTGGAAGCCGTTCAGAATGGATTGGTGGGAAGTTCCGGATAGAGATGAAACGTGGAAGAAACGCCAGATAGCTGCTATCGGTATAGACCGATTTAGAACTGAGTTTGGAAATGAATTTATAGCGGGTGCTACTAGTAGATTGATGCCAGACTCGGTAATTGAGCAACAGCAGAAACTTCATCGAGACGGTCATATGTTGCATATCAAATCATTGTCAGGTAATACAGACTGGATAATTAGAATATATCATCGGTGTGAATTAGGCCATGTCTACGTAGCAGGTGCCGACATTGCAGAAGGTAGTGGCGGAGACTCTTCATGTTTGATCATATTAGACATAACAAACATACGAGACATCAAGGTTGCTGCTTTGTTTAGTTCTCCGACGATATCAATAACAGAATTTGCAGCACTTAGTGCACGATTGTTGAATGCTTACAATTTGCCATTGCTGCTAGCTGAGAACAATGGCGTGGGTGCAGGCTACTTGTCAATGCTAAATGACACATACAAATATCCTACACTATTAAGTTACACTGGCGACACATTAGGAATTCATTCAAGCACTAAGTCTAAATTAGACGCTTGTCTTTGGCTTCGTGAACTAATGACATCAGATGAACTTAAGTTTAGTTTGTACAATCAAGAGTTGATATCTGAATTAAGTCATTTTAGCAAAACCGACAGTAGGAATGTAATTAATTATTGTGCACCTAAAAAAATGCATGATGACTTAGTTATGACGTTGATTTGGGCCGTGTTCTTATTAAAACCTGACTTGTTGAAGTTTGGCGTAAATGTGATAAAAACTGGAAAAACTAAGTTGGGTGTTGAAATTCCGACAGTAATAGCTTTTGATGCTATGAATATGACAAGTCTTCCAGCATTTGACAAAGACCGATTACCATATATGTTGTTGACTATGTTAGCTGACATAGAAGCTGAATGGTATTCACCTGAAAATGCTGATCATATTACAACCGTCATTCAATCTAATGTGCCAATATTTGTTGTCAACAATGGACAATCGATAGATTTAACTACTGAAGAAGATGATGGGCCGATGTGGTGAACACTTTGAATTTACGCAATTGGATCGGTGATAACTAAACAGCCGGTACTAGGTCGAATCATAACATTTCCACTATGTACATCATTGAATTCAAGACCGGTTGTACACATAAAATCGCCTAATTTAGTGAAACTAGCGATAGTCCCTAGTTTTTTATTTTTTTCTAAAAACTCTTCGGATTCGTCTGTCATGTCTTCGCCGGTTTGCATAGTCATTTCAATGTCAACTAACAAATATTCAAACATTCTATTATTAGCGTATCTATGAGCAGATGCAAGTTTTTCCATCACAGTGACAACAACACTTGGTGATTTTTTGCTACCAACAAAACCGACAAAGTATATCTTTGGTACATGTTTGCTATGAGCATAAATACAGGCCATTTGCCAATTTAATGTATTAGCCATCGCTTTCATAGCACTAATTTTTTTGTTTGTGAATGTTTTTGACTGAATTCGACAAATCTTATTGCCCGGCAATTCAAAAACACGAGCAGTCATGCCTGATTTGAATTGTTTTGGCGGTGTTTTTAGAATAGAATCAACTAATTTAACTTCAGTAGCTGACAAATTATTGTATTCAACTTTCAATGTGCTTATTGATAGCTGATTATTGTTGGATGGTGGTGTCATTATATTTTATTTATACGTCAAGAAAAGGAAATTCATTTAGTCTTAGCTTCAAAGTGACACGTTGATAAATAATACTATGAAAAATATTTTATTAACAAGCATTGTAGCAGTTTGTCTGACCGGCTGTATTACGCCTGAACTTCCTAAACTTGGCAAAGAACCATTGGTCATGTATGGTCGGGTTAACACTTGGGCAATGAGTGAAAAGAACTTGAAGAAAGACATTTCAGTCATGCGTGAAGAAGGCGTTGATGGTTATATGATTGAAATGATGGGATGGTCCCGGCCTGACGTTTGGACTCCAAACTGGTTGAAAGACACCGAGGAACAGTACAAAGTACTTCTAGACCTTTGTCGGGAAAACGGCAAATGGTTGTTTGTGTCTGTTGTAAACGACAATATGGGAAGCGGAAAATATGGGGATCCCGGCATTAAACTTTCACAAGTCATGCCACAAGCTCAGCA